TTACTTTAGGCTCACTAACTTCCACATCAGCAGCACTTACAGGTGGGATATCTATTTCATCTGCTGTCGTGGTTTTTCCTGTACCATAAACAACTCTTTCAAACTTGGCTTTCAAGTCATCATAAGATTTAAAGTTTGTGGTAGCAGAAAACTCTTTCAATGGTAATTGTTTTTTCCATAACGCCTCTATATCTTCGTCAGTATCTTTAACTTTAGATATTGATTCAAATTCAGATTTGTCATAGTTCCAATAACCATCAACTTTTCTAATTTTTAGTTTGAAGTTTGCACCTTCCCAAAAATCAAATGGGTTGATTGCTTTCTCATCAGCAAATTCAGGTTTCATTGCTTCTGTAATCTTATCAAAAATTTTCTTACCAAATTTATATAAGAATACTTTGCCTTCATTCTCTGGATGTGCAGGATCTGAAACTACAAGTATGTTTGTAAAATAAGAAAGTTTACGTTTTCTTTTTCTGGCAATCTCTTTGTCAGCCTCTGAACCAGTATTCCATAGTTTAGAATTTTCTTCACTTACTGGATCTTTTTGACCAAGAGTAGTCAGACTATTCTCAATATACCAACCGCCAGGTCCTTGAAAGGCATGAGACCAAACTCTTGCCCAAGGTAATTCTTCTCCTTCTACGGCAGGTAAAAAACGAATTACTGCATAACCATTACCAGTTTTATCTAGTTCAGGTTTCCAGAATCTATCGTCACTTGATGAATTTTGATTTGTTGTTGGGGATGTAACCTTTTCTAACTCTTTTGTTAGTTTGTCGAAGTTACCACGACTTTGTTTTAAGTTTGCGAATGACATTGTATTCTCCTTTGTATTCGTTGTATTTGTATAGTGTCTATATTAGCGACATTACTATATATAAAAGTTTTCACTTGTTGCCGTAAAAAAAGTTATCACTCAGCCTTTCGTGGGACTAGTTGGAACGCACCCACAATTTTTCAGGAAGGATCCAACATTCATTTTTGAGATATTGGTCCCTACTAATAACCTACCCCTTGGTGTCTTGAGCCGTTTGGCCACTACCCTCCAAGAAGCAGACTTTATGCCTCCTTAAGCATTGTTCAGTCAGAAAGAAACATGGTTTCGAACCCATGTTCTGCTGCTGAATGATAACTATATTATACCATATTCCAGACTAAAAGTCAAGGGATAATTTGGTATAAAACTCACTTTTTTTCATATAAGATAGATTAGGTAAACTATCCCATTGAGGCATTCTCTCAGATACTTTGTTACTGTCATCTGGATTAACCTTTATAAACTGTATATCTTGATATTTAACCATGACCCTGCCCATTTGTATTACCCAATTTTGTGGGGTCACAGAATTTTCGTCAGCACTTAAATAACCATTTGTGCCTTTGTATAAATTGTTTATGAAATCTGTGGTACTGTACATATCCATACCTAATAGATAACATGTTTTTGGTTTCTCTAGTTTGCAACCTACATACATTGCTGTTGCACCTGATGACCAACCAGGATCTGCAGGTCCTAACCTATCACCTTCCCAACCACCAGGGTAATAATCTTTCATAACATCTTTGAGTAAAGTAATATTCATATCTGCAAGACCATATGTCCAAGTGATATATACGTTTTCAAAACCATCACCTTTCCATCTATCATTAGGTCTATCTTGATTAACAGTAGATGAACCATGGATAACAAAATTAGCATACCAATTTTCTGGAGTATGTTTCCATTCTCGTATTGTTGGGTCTTTCATGTTAGAGGTTTGTGCTTCTTTCATCATATCATAAGTCTCATTAGGTAAATTTTCCCAATCACGAAAATATACTTTGTTGTCGTCACAATAACCACTTCTATAAATTTCATGTTCTAACATAGGATCAACTGCAATCAAACCATCTATTTTATGTTCACGATAGATAGCGTTACAACCATAAACTTTACCTTGTGTTTTTAATAACTCAATATCAATGTCTTTACGACTTTCACCATTACCTAATACAAATAAATTCTCAGTCACTTTATCATGTTCCTTAATATTAGTTTCATTCTCTCTTTGTTGTAGATCAGAAAAGGTTGGTACTTTACTATTTTCGTTCTCAAAGTAGGCCATATTATATTATCCTTTATTGTTTTGTTAAATTGTTTTGTATAATTCAATAAACCATTTAGTATGCATAGTGTCTCTATTGATACTCTTTTTGCTAAATATGTCTTAATCAATATAGGATGTTGACCTCTCGTCACTTTGAATATCTTGTCAAAGTTTTGTTCGCTCTTTCTTAATAACTGTTCCATATCTCTTTCAAAATAATATGCTAATCCGTCAATTCTTTTTTGTCTTTCCAAATACACATCATTGTTCATATCCTTAATATAAGGTGATTTATTAGATATGAAATTGCTAACAAAATAATCCACAATACTATCGCCGTACTTTCTTGCAGCCTTAACAAAAAAGTATCTATCATTACGTTGTATAAACGTTTCGTACTTAGCATTAGTTTCACCATTATACTTAAAGAAATCGTATTCATCTTTTGTAAAATGTAATTTAATACTGAGGTATTTTTTATATGCTTCGTATCCTTCATTCATTAATCATTTTCTTTTTGCAAATATTCTATTACTTTCTCAGGTGTGCTTTCATTATAAGGGTCTTCGTCATTTGAAAAATTATTAATACCTGGTTCTTCAGCAAGATATGTAATAATTTCATTATCTATAATCATAGAGTAACGCCATGATCTTAAACCAAAACCTTGTTTAGGTTTATTGACTAACATACCTAATGATCTTGTAAATGTGCCACATCCATCTGGTATCATTTTTACTTTTTCAATGCCTTGTGCGTCTGCCCATGCGTTCATTACAAAAGCGTCATTAACACTCATACAATAAACTTCATCTATGCCTAGTTCTTTAAACTTATTATATTGTTCTTCATAACCTGGTAATTGTTTTGATGAGCATGTTGGTGTAAATGCACCAGGTAATCCAAACAATACAACTTTCTTATCTTTAAATAGTTCTATTGTTGATACGTCTTGCCAGACGCCTGCTGTTCTAAATTTAAAAGTGTGATGTAATACATTCATAAATCTCCTATACTGGTAAAGTTGCTGTTTTTGGTAAAAAATTTAATTCTTGTGCGTTCATTTTAATTTTATCTTTTAGTGTTCTATTAATCAAGTGTGTAATCTGATCTGGTTCTATTTCTTTTTCTTTACAATAATCTAATACTGCGTCCATGTGTGTAAGTCTTTTTTGACTTGCTCGTTTTTCTATTACCAAAGCAAATTGTTTAGGTGTCATTTTTTGGTTCCTCTATCATCATGTGGTTTTGTTTATCTTTTGTTTCATCATAAAGAATAGCACAAATGATAGCATAATTAGCCATATCAATAAGTGTGTCTCTTATGCTCTCGTCTTTTACTTTTAATTCTTCTTGTTTAACAAATGACATCAAGCGACTAAACTTATCACCTATTCTTATTGCACAACCTTTCCATGCAGGTATGCCACCCATTTCACATGTTCTAAAATTTTTGAACACATCCTCTTTTGAAGCATAATCATGACGTTTCATATCATGTACCTCTTTCATATTATCTAATAGACGATAAAATGCTTCACTTTGTTTCATTATTTTTCCTCACAACTGGATTATAAATTTCTCTTGTGGCCTCTGAACCTGTTAGGTATCCAATGCCATATGCACATAGTACCAGAATAAAAACTGGTAACATTACTTCAATTACTTCCATCATATCTTCTCCTTTTGTTGGTATCCCTTGCTACGTTTTCTATTCCACCTCGTCAGGTAGTTTACTCACATTAGCAAGGGAATCATTTACTATATCTAATAGCAATTCTGTGTTAAATTTCCAATCAATGCCGTATGACATTAAACAAGTTTCACCTGAAGCAGGTATGGTTAAATAAAAAACACCTTTTTTACTAATTACATTATACCACATTGACATGGTACCTAAAAGTGCTCCATTATCTTGACCTTGTGTTCTTACGTCACTACTGCCTAAAAACTGCATACCAAAAGTATTCATAGTAGTTAATAAAACTTCATATGAATTACCACAATAAACTGGCACCATTTGTGTTCTTAGTAAATTAGGTGGAAACGTTTCTTCAGATTGTGCTTTGTTTAATCCTGCATATACTATACCTAAGAATAGTAATATTAAAATTATACCTAATACTGATTTAATAAATTGCATTACACTATAAGTTTGTTATCAGGTTTAACTAAGCCTGTTGTATTTTTCTCATAAGCATTTGTTATATTTTCACCTGGATTAGTGGTGCAAATAATATTTTCTTTTCTTACCATTACTGTCTCATCCTCTGTATAAGGTATGTATGGTTGAAAACCTATTCTTACATTTTCGCCCGGTTTACCTTGCATAGGAATCAATACAAATGGTTTCTTGATTGCTGTATGTGTTGTTGTATGTTCTTTTTCTTGTGGTGCGCCTACTACATCTTCACCTGTTGTTAATCTATATAATTTAATTGACATTTTTTTCCTCTATCCATTTGTAAAAGTCTTCTACTGCTTGTTTTAGTTTAGGCAAGTAATCAACTTTGTTTTTCTTAAATACTTGTGTTGTGCCTTCTTCCGTAGTAATTAGTATTACCACTTGTGTAGGTTCTTCACCAAAATGTTCTTTATACATTTCTGCATAAGCACTACCTTGTATAAAGTAGTTTTCAATCCAGTCTTCGTTTTTTTCTTTTGTAGATGTTTTAAAATCTATTATTGATAAGACACCATCATACTCAGCGATACAATCTACACGACCTGCTACAGTATAATTTTCTGAAAACATTTGTGCCTCTTGTAATCTTATATTATTTATTTTTGACAGTTCAGGTTTTAATACATCAAACATCATTCTAGGTAAAAATTGTTTTTTGTATTTGTCAACTTGTGTTAAGTCAACATTATTTAAATAGTCTTCAACCATATTATGTACTGCGGTGCCACGATTGGCAGCTTGTATCATTACATGATTAGCAACTTCTTCTCCAACTTTCTTACGCCATTCGTGTAAACCTTTTTTATCTCTAATTGATAAAACAGAGGTAATGGATGGATATGCTTTTTTAGTTTCTTGGTGTTCGTAAAATCTCTTGCCGTCTACATTTTTGGCTTTGAGTGGTGGTAAATCTCTTATTGGTGGTTGGTGTATAAACATTATATTCTCACTTATTAAAATTATATTATATCAGGTCTTGACGTAAAAGTCAAGGGTTAATCTCTAGTAAAAAACGGGTCTGGTTTCTTATTAGTTTTCTGTACTTCTTGTAATACTTTTATAAATTTATCAAATTCTTTGTGTGCTGTATATCTGCCAACTTTATATGCAATATAAAGACAACCTACAGCAATAATCGTATGTGTTATTGGATCCATTCTTTCGCCTGCTCTGTTACCTCATCAACTCGTCTAGTCCAACCTTTACCAAAAGTATCAAATGTTGATAAACCTTGATAGTAGTTATGTCTTGCTGATTGATATTGTTCTATTGTTGTATTAACTCCATATTCTTCTACATGATTATTAATACATTTTAAAGTATTAGGACCTATACCACCATCAACTGTTGTATTTACTAATCGCTGTATAAATTTTGCAGCACGACCAGGACCTGCGTTCACAGCAAAATCAAAGATACATAAATCTAAACCTTCTGGTAGATCATCACCTTTAACTCTATCCCAATAATTTTGTTTGTAAATAGGTTCAACATCCTCTTTTGTTAAATCCTTCATTTCTTTTTCACCACCAAAGTCTTCGTAAACTCTTTTTGTTACGCCAAGATTTGTTTCGCCACCTGGATCTTTTGGATGATTTACATATCCACCTTCATGGTGCAATATGATTTCTAATGCTTCTGAAAATTTATTACTCATTGTAGTGTAATCCCATCTTTATTTTTTCTATTAGATAACTTTTTAACATACCGCTTCTTACGATATCACCTAAGTCAAATTCTATACAATCAACTTCTTTCATTTGTTGCATGATGTTAACGAAATCTAATATACCATTTCTGTCATTTGTTTTTGTTAAGTCTGTTTGCTGAATATCTCCAGCAAATATTATTCTTGTATTCTGACCAACTCTAGTCATAATAGTATCTAATTCATGAAAGTTTAAATTTTGACATTCATCCACTATTATTACACCATTGTCGATTGTAATACCTCGTAAGAAACTTGTTGATAAGAAATCTACTGTTCCTTGATTTCTTAAATCTGTGTATAGTCTATCAAACTCAGCGTCTGAGCCTCGTTGAAACATAAATCGTACCATGTTT